TGCCTCTTATGCTGGACGCTCAAAAACAAATCCATAAATATTTCGCTCCTGTTAATTCAAACCTCAATCACGGCCTGGGTTTTGTCAAGCTGAAAGGGAATATCCGCCCTGGTACAAAGTCATATGACGTTGTATCATGGACAGATGCCTTCCCGGCGGTATATCAATATATAGTCGTAAAACAACTATATGGTGAGACGCTTGCCGATGCTTGGTTAAAACTCGTGGTGAATTGTGATTGGGAGGTTGAGGGAATGACCGACACCGTCCAATACGGGCGGGGTCAAGGTATGGGAACTAATGGTTCTTTTGATATCGCAACATTGACAGATCTAATACTCTTGGAGATGATATACGAAAAACAGTATAAAATGATCCATAAGTATAGCCGTGACTTTATCTTTGAGAAGAAATTACTCTTTAATAAAGTCGGCGATGATCTTTGGTGTTACGATCCCCTGGATATAATTTTTAAGTATTATACTCAGGTTATAGGACTTGACATAAATATAAGTAAAACGAAAGACTGTCCGAGCCATAATTGTAATAATTATGTCGGAGAATATGTCTCTCGTAACTTGAATTATGGTCAAGACGTCTCGCGCATCTCGGCTAATATATGTAGGGCAGTACAGAAGAACCCTTTTGAGGTCTTCTCGTTTGCTCAACACTTATTAGAACGGGACGCGAGAACCATTATCCCCCTGGATTACATCAACCAGACGAAACATGATAAACCGATTTTATTACGGTCTTTATATTTCTATGGTATCTGTAACCCGTCACCTGCATCTACATTAGTTCTTGAATCCTTAAAATATTACTTCCAAGGATTCTACGCTAATGATGACATTTGGATACTTCTGAACTCTGACGAATCAAAGATTCAGTTATATCGAAAAGCCATTTTGATAGATAGCATCTTCTCAACTTTGGGGTCTATCATAGACAAAATCGAACAGATCCGTGAAACGGATCCGGACGAGATTGAATATGAGGGTCCTGAGGAACTCATGGGCTGCAGCATTAAGCAGAGGTCTTTTGCTTGTGGGACAGGCTCTTTTGAAGAGCTTAATGTCCGCACGTCAAAATACTTATTCTGGTTAACACTACAAGCCATTACTGAGAACTTACAGAGCGCTACAAATGATACCACGGCCTATGGAGATGTGATAAAAATGTTGTTAGAGGTGTTACGCCCAATGGGTAACTATCTCTTACATCATTATCGTACTCCTGGTTATTGGTATCCCTCTTCCCCAC